AACTGAATAATGATTTATATTATCTGTGTTATAACTATAACCAATATATCCATTTGCTAAAGTTCCTATCTCATAAGGATAGAAATGTGCTTTTGTTCCTTGAATTATGCATAGTGCTACTACATTTGAGCCTCCATTAAAACCTGGATTTCCAAAAGATATATAACTAATTCCTACAGAAGGGTCTAATCCCAATTCTTCAAAAGTAAATAAACTCTTTCTATAAACTATTTCATCTCCTTCCGAAGAAGCAGTTGCACTTACATACACTTCTGTATCTTTCATTCTTCTACTTTGAATATATCTTGTTTCTACTCCATTTACTGTAACAAGTGCTTCATTTACTATAAAATTCCCACATTGTGAAATTCCAAATACACCTGTACTTTTTGATTTTGAGTTTTCTGTTCCTGCAAGAATTATATTTGTATATCCTTCCACTTCATTTCTAGTATATTCTTTATCTGAAAGCCCATATATTTCTTCAATACTCATATCCAATGTTCCTATTAATAATTGACCATTTGAATATGCTGTTTTTCCATTAAGAATATCGCTAGCAGTTGCAGTTGTTCCACTTGTATCTGTTCCATACGATGGTGTTATTTGTGATATATCTATTCCTGTATTCGTACCATATATCTTTTGCCCTTGTGCATAGGCACTTTTACCTAGCAAAATATCAGAAGCAGTTGCACTTGCATCTGATGTATCTATATATCCATCAGGAATACTACCACTAGTTGTTATTTTTTTTATATTTGTAGCCATCTGTTCAAATGTATCTGTTGCAGAGGTTGATATACCTTTGTCAGTAATAGCCTCTGCTACTTCTGCTTTCCCACTACTGACAGATTGAAAAACCTCGTTCATATTGTTATTCAATGTATTTATAGCAGTATTTACATCTTCAAAATTTGCATTTGTATCATCTACTATCGCTTGTGTCTTTGTATCTGTATAATTTTGTTGTGCTTGTAATCCTGTATCAATTTTTTCTGATAATTTTTCATCTAATGCATTTATGTCTATATCTTTTGCAAACTCACTAAAATCTTGATTTCTAACTAATGCATTTGCATATTCTTTTGCTTCTTCTAATTTTAATTCATCTTGATTATCTATATATTCTTTTAGCTTTGTTTCTTTTGTATCATGATAATCTCGTACATATTTCTGTGTTGCATATTTTTCGGCTGGTATTCCTCCTAAATGCAACGAATCGTTTGCAATATTAGCATCTGTTTTTCCATTTGAGCTTGCATTATAATTGCTAATTTCTTCGTATGATTTTGACATTTTAAATTCTCCTTTCTTATAAATTGAGGGAAGCAATAAGTTGTTTGCCTCCCTCCTTGTTTTAGTATTTATTTAATTAAACACCTTTTGAACCAACTAGTCCTCTCCAATCACAGTAACCAACGTCAAAACGTGTATATCCATACATGTTATAATCCATTTGGTCTTGAATTTTCTCTGAACCGAATATTGGTTCTTCTCTTCTTAGGAATAATAAGTTATCAAAAGAAGGGTCTTGGATGAACCATGTTTTTGTTGCTCCTGTAGGGTCGCTCAAGTAATCCCATACAACAACTTCAAGATTTGGAATAGTATTTACATCATTGTTATTTGTTCCACTTTGTAGAATAGAATTTACTATTGCTTTGGCAACAAACTCTAATTCAGGGCAAACAACTAATCTTTTAGCTGATGCAGATATAATTATTCCTGCTTCGTCTTTTTGTTGTCGCATTAATGTCATAGCATTTTTTAGGTTTTCATCTGTCAATGCTCCTTCAATTAAGTTTGAACATGTAGATGAACTATTGATTAATGGGTGGTCTGTAGCAAATAATGCTTTTCCATCATAACCTACATTAGCAAAACCACCTGTAATTACACTAGCTGTTTCTGTTTCCTCTGTAGCTCTTAATCCTCTTCCTAGTCCTTTAGCAGAACCTCCCTTTCCTATACCTTTCATAACATTATAAAGGTCATCTTGTACAAGCTCCCATGTTAATTGATAAGCTTTGTCATATCTTTTAGCTTCAAAAGATGCAACTTCACCTTCTGCAAATGCATCATGATTAAATTTGCTTCCTTCTGTATTTTGAGCCCATAATCCAAATGCTCCTAAATGTGGATAGCTTTGTGTTTTTCCATTCATTTTTTCTGTTTTAAATATTTTTTTGTACACCATTGGTACTTCGTTATAAGAATCAAAGAATACTTTTTTGTGAACTGGTGTTAATAGTTCAGCAAAGTTATTTCTTGTCATCATTGTTGCTTCTGTTGGCATAATATTTTCCTCCTATATTTTTAAATTTTTGTAGTAATATAGGAAAGAATATTAAATTATTTTTTCTTTTTATTTATATAATTATCATACTGTTTAATTGAATCTGCATTCTTAACAGCTAAATAATCATTAATGTCAATTCCCGCCATTTTAGCTATTGCAATCTCTGTAGATGTAGCTTTAGTTACATTGCTATCAGTATTTGCAACAACTCCTGCATTGGAATTGATGTTTCCTAGAATTTGTTTTCTAGCTTGATTGTTTTGCAATTTAGCTTCAACTTTTCTTGTTATTTCGCTATTTGAATTAATATTTTTTGTTTTTTCGTAATTAATTGCATAATAGCTTTGTTCGATAGTTAAGCCTTTGTTTACTAAATCCTTAATCTCATCTTCATAATCTACTATGTCAGAAAAATTACTGTCTTTAGACTTCTCTAGTAACTCATTTTTGAATTTCATATTTGCAAGTTCTTGTTCTACTTTTTTAGAACCTGTTTGCTTTTCATCTATCGCATTGACTATAGATTTTGCAATAGATTCATCTACTCCACTCTCCATAAGTTTTTCTAGTGTAGTCTTTTCAGGCTCTTTATTCGCATTTTCAAGTGCTGTAAGCCTAGCTTCAAGCTCTTTTGTCTTTTTCTCAGCTTCTTTCCTTAATTTTCGCTCATAATTGATGCCTTTTTTTAGATTCTCTTTATCTTCGTCTACTTCTACAACAGGCTCTTTTCCAACTTCTTCATTTGCAACTGGTTCAGTTGTTTCCTCTTGTACAATAGGTAAAGTAATAGAATCTTCTATTCCTAAATTAATCGCTTCCAAATTAATTCCTTCTTGTTCTGTTTCCATGATGTTCTCCTTTCCATTTTTAGCCAGGTTTTGTCCTCTAAATATTTTCTTTATTTTTAGCCAGGTTTTATCCTCTAATTTATATTAAATTTAATTAATATCTATTTATTGTGTACTTTCATGTGATTTGTAAGTCCTGCTTTGTTTTTAAAGCCTTTTTTGCATTCAGAACATATAATTTCATTGCTTAATATATTTTCTTCTTTATTTTCAATTATAGGAGCTTCTAAAGACACTTGTTCTTTTTCTTCTTCAATTATTGTATCTTTTTGAGCTATATCTTTCACAATATATGTTTGTCCAGCTTGTTTTAAAAGTAATAAAGTTTCTTTTTGACATTCAGGACATTTTATTTCGTCTACATGTCGTATTATTCCACCGTAGAACTTACTGTCTGATATTCTTTGTAATGTTTTCATATCATGTATTGTAAATTCATGCCCACATTCACATTTAGTTGTATTTTTTACTTTATATCCTTGTAAATCCATTTTTATACTCCTCTCATATAAGATGTTGCAACATTGCCTTTTGGAGTTAAACCTTCAATATTAGCATTCTGTGGTTTCTGTGTAGGTATTTGACCTGTTTGTTGCATTTCCTGTATTTTTTCTGTATCAAATATTTGTAATTGTTGTTGCTCTTCTATACTTTCAGGAATTTCTTGTATACTTAATCCTAATTGTTTAATTAGGTAGTTTCTATATTCTCTTTTACTTATAGCTTGGTCTGCATAAGCTTGTCTTACTATCGAATATCTATAAGCACGATTATTTGGTAGCCCAGCTCCAACTGATACAGATAAATCAAACATTATTTTTCTTGTTTCATTATCTGCTTGCATATATCTATATTCTTCTTCATCAGCTTCAGGATTTTTCTCTAAATACTTATTTCTGTATTCTGTATCAGATTCAATCATTACTGGTACTCTATTTAATATGTCCGGATTAAACGATTCAAAGTCATCTTCTCCGTTTTTTCCTGTTATTCTAAATAACATTGTTGTGTTCCAATTTAATAAAGCTAATTCAATAGCATATTCAAACAAATCTGACAACGTTTCTTGTAATAATCCTTTTTTATGTTCTATCATAGAATTTCCACTATTCTGTAATGCTAGTGATTCTGTTGCTGTATCTATTCCATTTTGCTGTTTTCCTATCATTTGGTCGCTAAATCTACTTACTATCAATCTATCATTATTTATTAATTCAGTTCTTTTATTTGTTATATAAGCTGGTATAGATGGTGGACTTAACCATTTCAATCCGTTTATGTCGTTAGTTGGTATCATTTGTCCTGGTACATTCACAATCTTTTCAGGGTCTATTCCTGAACTATTTGCAACTACTCCCATTGGATTACCTGTTAATCTTGCATTTCTTAATATACTGTCATCTATTTCATCTATTTGGTCTGATATAGGAAGCATTAGTTCTGCACTTGCTTTTCCCCATACGGTATTTTCTCTATACATATCAGGAGTTAAAAAGTATGGATATTTAGCATTTGGAAATAAAATTAGTTCTTCATCTACTTTTAATTCTTCCGCTTCTTTTTCTTTTCCTTCTTCAAGTAATTTAGTTTGTTTTTCTATAAATCTCTCTGTTTTTTTCTTTTTATCTTCATTTAATGCCTTTTTAGTATCTTTTAGAATGACACCATCACCTGACATTTCTACTAATCTTAATTTAAGCTTTCCATCTTCCTTGTATCTTGTCCATATTAGTAAATGAACATATTGCTCTTCTTCTGAATTATCTATTAGTACATTTTCAATAGGGTCAAGATTAGGAATAATACAATCAGCAATTTTATCTCCGTATTCTATTTTTGCAGAATAAATTGATTTTGCCTTTGCTTCAATTATGTATTGTGCTTCTTGTATATCATAAACGTCTGTTATGGCAGGGTCTATAAATAGCTTCGATGGATGTATCGGCTCTATATCTGCTATTCCTTTTCCATCTAACTTGTCAAAATCCCATAATACTCTAAATATTCCTGTACCTGTCATTTCTCTTCTTCTTTCATGCACTTCTATCTTTCTGTACATTTTATTTCTTTCTTTTATAAAATCAGCTAATGTTCGTACTTGTTCGCAAAATGGTCTATCTCCCGGCTCTCTAGGGTCTACTTGAATTGCTATAGTTTGGTCGCATAATAATGCTGTTTTCCCTTCTACATTACTATTTGTTATATTTGTATTAGGAGCAGGGTCTGTTTCATCATTATAATCAAAATCACCTTCCCAATACTTATTAATATCTTCCCATTTCTTTGTTAAACCTAATCTTTGTTTATCGTTATATGCTCTTCTATACCATACCAAAAACTGTTCTGCTTCTTCTATTTCTTGTTTGCTCATTAAAGCTTTTCTTTTAGCTTCTTTTTCTTCGATAATATCGTGTATCTCTTCCACCTAATTACTCTCCTTTTCTATTTTTTAATTCTATTCCATTTCTTGAAGTAACAGGTTCATATAGTCCATCCTTGTTTTTGTATTTATCATATACGTTTGTTCTACCTTTTAAGACATTGTCAAACTTTGCTTTTGAAATGTTTGGATGTTTTCTATTCGTTTCTTTTTTTATTTCTTTTGATTGTTTTAATAGTTCTTGTATACTTTTATTCAGTTTTATCATAATTACTATTGCTATAATAATTAGAATAAGTCCTATAATCATTAAATTTTCAAACATATTATCTTCTCCTTCTTGAAATAGGTTTTACAATATTTATATTAATTGGTGTTTCAATATCTTTATATCCTAAATCTTCTAATTCTGTTTTTGTATATGTTCCATTAGGTAATGATTGTTTCATTCTCATAGGTAATTGCCACATTGTACAGAAATATCTAATAGCATCAGGAGCATGTGTTAATTCATGAGGCTCTGTAGATACGTCATTAGGATTTTTATCATCATGAGTTACTGCTGGTAATGTTCTTATAAGATTTGTACAATTACTAAATATTTTTAGTTTACTTGTTAATTGCCCTTGTTCATCTTCAATTACCTTTAACCATTCATGCAAAGCTAACCATCCTTGTACTCTGTTATTATCTGCTTTAGTTAAAAATTGATTATTCTCTGCGAATATATCTGCTGTGCTTTTTCCTGTATCTTTATTTCTATTCCATAAATCCGGCGGAGCATAATCACAATCTATCTTTTCATCTGTCATGCTGTTTATTTTTTTTGATGCTACTGAAACAATTAAATCTGATTCGTATAATTCTTTATATACATATGCATTCATATTCCAATCCATTGCTATCCAATATGTAGCACACATGTCTAGTCCGTAATCTCTAGTTCTATATATTCTCCAGGTATTCGGTATCTCAAAAGGTTCGCACACATGTATATCTCTTCTAAATTCACTAAAGAATTGTCCATCAAATATATCCCAATCTCCATATTTTAATGCTTTTCTTTCCTTTTCAGGTAAGTTATCAAGTCTTTTTAAATAATCAGGGTCTTTTTCTAATAAAAACATATTATCTTGAATTAATGATGGTATAAATATTCTGCTTCCTTCTCTAAATTCATGTATTTGATTCGCTTGCCCTATATCAATAAATCTTGCTTTTACCCAACTATGTCCTATTCCTCCTGGATTAGTTGAGCTTTTTAGTGCTTTTGGATATGGATTAGAACCTCTACATCTTGAAATCATATATGTATACATGTATTCAGTAAAATGTGTTAGCTCATCGAAACGGATTACATCATATTCTGCAGATTGATATTTATATACATCTTTTTCGTTATCAATATATCCAAAGTCTATAATGCTTCCATTTTTAAATGTCCACACATGTTTACTAGAATTATAATCTGCTATTTCTCTTGGATATATTTCTAAACTCACTCTTATTAATGATTTTTCTAAGTCAGGATATGTTCTACGAAATATAATCTGTTTTGATTTTGAATATTTTAATGCATATAACAAAGCATCTATTAATTGTCCGGTATGATTTACCTCCACCTGCTGAACCACCAAATAATGTTTCAAATGCTTCTGAATTTATAAATTGTTCTTGTTTTTCTGTTATTTCTATGTCCATATACTCACTTCTTTTTTACTGTAATATTTACTTCAAACGGTTTTTCTTGTTCAACTTTTATCTTTTCTGTAAATATTCCTAAATGTTTTCCTAATAATTCTAGTGCTTTTGTTTTATCTAACAATTTTACTTTTTTAGTATCTCCAATGTACTCTCTGTCATCGCCTCTTCCATCAAACTCTTGATATGTTTCTATTCCTGCTAACGTTGATGCAGTATCATCATCTAAATCGTTAATGTTTTTTAGAGAACCTGTTTCTGTATATAGTTTTCTAATATCTCCAA